CAACGAGCATCTGCCGCAGCGCGCGCTGGACCTGAGTACGCCGATCCAGGCCTTGAAGAAGTGGCAGACATCCCATCCGGATCTATTTGCCAAGCGGGTGGTCAATCACCCGGGACCCGACAGCTACCCATCTTGGCCGCGAAGTACAGCGCGACGTCATGGCCATCGATGTCCAGCTCCCCAAGAAACACGGGTTCGTCGACGACGGACCTGCCTCGCGCGCCCTTGAAGGCCGACCCGAGCGCGGTGATGATCTCCTCGCGCAGCCAGTTCAGCTGCACTTTCCATCGGCGCGCCAGCTTGGCGGGCAAGACGACGTCCGTTCCCGTCAACGGGTCGCGGTAGCGCACCTGACTCAGGTCGGCGCAGCGCTCCAGCTTCACCGTCAAGGGGGCACCGTCGTCCAACTGGACGACCGTCTCCGTGATCCGTTCCCCCTCGGTGAGGATGCCCTCATCTTCGAGGCGGTCGATGTCGATGCCCAACTTGGCCAGCGCGAAGCCGTCCAGCGGACTGGTCGCGCATTCGAGCAGCCTGGCCACCTGAGCGATCAGCTTCGGATCGTCGACGCCCGAGCCGGGGTGCAAGGGCTTACGCACACCCAGTGCCTCGAGCAATTGCATCCCGACACGGCGCAGGCGCTGATCCCTTTCGCCAGACAGACTGCAGCGCCCCGGCTCGGCCAGCATGATGGACAGGGGCGTGACGACGGTCTCGCCCTCGAACACGAGCTCGGCGACCAGCGTCACGCCGAGCAAGGCGCCGGGCTGCGCGAAGGGATGGCTGCCCCAGCGTTCGTCGATCACTTCATGCAGCTCTGCACCGCTGTCGATATGCAGCGTAACGGCGTCGGTGGCGTGACCGAGCAGGGCCTTGGCCTCGATCAGGTAAAGACGCTCGACCTTCGCGCCGTCAACGCGAGGCTTCTCGTCCTTGAGCGGTCGCGCAAAGCGCGACAGGTCATAGCGTGAGCGGTTGAGCGGCCGGCTCGACAACGGCATCTTGAAACCGTGCTTGGACAGCACGTTCGCCAACGGCGCCCGGGTGGAGAGTGTGTGCGCATAGGCCTCGACCATCTTGCGATGAGGCGCGTAGATGAGCGTGGCATCACGTGCCGGGAAGTAGCAGAAGCTGCGCCGGTTGCGGTTGATCATCTGCACCGCCGTGACCTGCTCGCCGGCAAAGCGGACCACCAGGTAGTGGACCGTCTTGGCCTCGCCGTGGCGGTCCTCATCGACGAGCGGAACATGGATGACCTCGCAAGGATCGGCCAATCGCATGGCTGCCGTGAGATGGGTTTCCAGTTCCTTCTTGACGGCGTCATTCCAGATGAAGGGTGGTGCCTCGTCGCACGGCACATCGAATGCGTCATGCAGCCGTTTGTTGCCACGAAGGTCGCCGGTGTTCAGGATCGACTCGGCAACATCGAACAGCCGAGCCGCATCGTCGCAGTGGGTGCGCATCCAGACTGAGCGACCGATTTCGCCGCCGTCCTCAGCCTGAAAGGCAGCAAGCAGCGCGTTGTCGTGCAGTTGGTCTGCGACGGTGGTGAGAATCTGCGCCCCTCTGGGCGAAGCCAGGCGCAAGATGCGCAGTGCCTCGCGCTCGGCGGGGTCACGTTGCTCTTTGCGCAGATGCCGGACGTGTTCAATCAGCGCGGAGGGGAGGGTCTGCGCATCCTGCGACCAGTCAAATCCGCGGGCCAGTGACTGGCATTCGGGCAGACCGCTGAAGCGCTTGAGGTGGGTCACATGCGCCTTCTCGATCAACTCGAGCAGACAGTGCGCGTTGGTCAGGGTCTTCTTGCCCATTGAGTCTCCCGAAATGTCGGTTGTGGCCGTTTACATGGCCACCGTCCATTGGCGCATCACCGCCACCGATTGCGTCAGGCCCTGCGCCTGCAGGGTGTCCAGGTATTCGTCTGCTGTCTTGGGCGGGTTCTTGAGTGAGCGCCGATGGTGAGCTGCGGCCTCGAGCACGCCCGCCGGATGCAGATCCAGCAGATCGACGATGAAGTCGTCGGGATGCTGGGCCACGAGGTTGTAGGGTTTGAGCGCTTCGGGCGGGAAGTCCTTGAGGTTGAAGGTCACGATCAGGCTCGCGCCCGAGTGAATCGCAGCGGCCACCACATGACGGTCGTGCGCATCGGGCAGCTGGATCGACGGGATCAGGTAGTCGAAACCGGTGACCAGGCTGTCGCGGACATGGCTGTTCATCAGTTGGCGTGTCCGCGCCAGTTGCTCTGCCGTGAGATCAGGCCGACTGGCCAGCACGTTGCGGGTCCACTCGTCGTGGATCGTGTCACTCCAGCGCGCCCGGTACAGATCCGACAGCGCCAGGTGCATCAGCAGGTCACGCAGCGGTGCCGGGTAAAGCACGCAGGCGTCATAGACGACGGTGAAGTGCGAACTCATCCAGTCAGTACCCCATGCCGAGTTCCTGGGCCTGGGCTGCCAACTCATCCAGCGCCTTGCGGCGTTGCGCATCGATGCGGTTCTTGTAGGCGATCACATCCTGGTAGCGCACACGGCGGTGGGTGCCGACCTTGTGGAACGGGATGTCGCCTTTCTCCAGCAACTGAACGAGGAAAGGCCGCGAGACATTGAGTACATCGGCGGCTTCCTGCGTCGTCAGCTCTGCATGGATCGGGATGATGGAGACGGCGTTGCCCTGGCCAATTTCGGTCAGCACGTCGAGCAACAGGCGCAGGGCCGACGTCGGGATCGACACCGTGCGCACTGCGCCCTGGTCGTCATGGAAGTCGATCTGCTGAGTCTCGGCACGGGTTGTGAGGACGGTCGACAGCACCCGGCCGGACTCCCGGGCCAAGGCGATGTCTTGGGCAGAAGGCAGGTTCTTGGGAATGGCGGGAGCGTTCATAGGGGGTCTCCTCATCGGGTCAAAGCACGCATGGGGGGCATTATAAACGAAACAAACGAAATCGCAATATCCGAAACAGAGCCACTCACCTCATACCGATCAAGGACTTACCAACGTTCCCCGCGGGCCATGAGGCGGCGTCCTGCCCGTCAACGCCGAAAACGGACATGCGCAAGCCCAAGACATGGAGGAATGGAATAGGAACTCCCAAACAAACGGAGTTCCACCATGCGAAAACACACTGCTCCTGTTCAATCTGCGCGGACCTTCTTTCCGCCTCTGCCCGAGGGTGAGCCGCTGCTTGCGCTCAACGAGTTCGAACTCGCCGCCCGCTGGCGCCTGTCGGTTCACACCCTGCGCCGGTGGCGGCAAGACCAGTTGGGCCCGGTCTTCTGCAAAGTCGGCTCGCGCGTCACCTACCTGCTCTGCGAGATCGAAGCCTTCGAGCGGCGTGTTGCGCGCTACTCGACCTTCGCTCGGGCTTACCAGTGAGGGGGATGGCCATGAGCGATCTGACCCTCTTCCCCGCCGACATCGCCGCGATGTCCGTCAGCCAACTGGCTGCGCTGCCGCCCGCGCAGAAAGCCGAGATCGACAAGAACCTCGATGCGGCCATCGACTGGCTCAAGAAGGCGCGCGCCAAGTTCGATGCGGCGCTCGACGCGGCCTACGGCGAACAGGCCCGCGCCGCGCTGCGTGAATCCGGCCGCGATTTCGGCACCGCCCACATCAGCGATGGCCCGCTGCATCTCAAGTTTGAGCTGCCCAAGAAAGTCAGCTGGAACCAGCAGCAACTGGCCGAAATCGCCGAGCGCATCGTGACGTCGGGCGAAAAGGTCGAGGGCTACCTCGACATCAAGCTGTCCGTCTCCGAATCCCGCTACACGAACTGGCCCCCGGCGCTGCAGCAGCAGTTCGCCGCCGCCCGCACCGTGGATGCCGGCAAGCCGTCTTTCCGACTGACTCTCGATCAGGAGGCTGACCATGTGCGCACCTGAATTCTGGCTCATCGATGGCGACCTGAGCGGCGCGATGGCGTTCGCCTCGCACCTGCCGATCGCGCAAGGCATGGGTTATGTCTACGTTTTGGCGCTGTCGAACGACAGGCGCAAGCTCGGCTCGACAGCCGACTTGGCACAGCGCCTCGCCCAGCACCGCACCGAAACCGCGCGCTACGGCGTGTCGATCACGCATTGCATCGTCACCCAACCGCACTTCAACTTTCGGGCGGTCGAGTCTCGTTCACTGCGCTGGCTTGGTAGCGAAGGACGAAGGGAAGTTCTCCCCAATGCCTTGTCCGAAGTCCGCCGTGCGGTCGAAGCACAGACTTTGGAGTGGACCGCGCCAGCGGACTATTCAGCACGACACCGCAGCGCCTGGGCCTTGTGCAACAAGCTCATGCAGCAGATTGCAGCCGGGCTCGGCATGGCATCGTCGGGTGGACTGACGCGCGAGGCAAGTCGCATCCTGGATGCCCACGTCGAGTTGGGCCATCGCACCGGGCTGTCGGAATCGGCCAGCATGCTCAATGCGCTGGCCGTGATCGAGGCGCACTGCGGTCTGGATCTGCGCGCTTTGCGCAGCATCCTGCAGGAGGTGGCGTGATGGCCCTTCCGATCATCACCGCGCAGCAGCGCTTGGCCGAGCGCAAGGGCGTGAAGCTGCTGATGCTGGGCAAGTCCGGCATCGGCAAAACCACGCGGCTCAAAGACCTCGACCCGACCACCACGCTGTTCCTCGACATCGAGGCCGGTGACTTGGCGGTGGCCGACTGGCCGGGTGACACCATCCGTCCGGCCTCGTGGCCGGAGAGCCGCGACTTCTTCGTGTTCCTCGCGGGCCCGGACAAGTCGCTGCCACCGGAGGCGGCCTTCTCGCAGGCGCACTACGACCACGTCATCGAGAAGTTTGGCGACCCGGCGCAGCTGGGCCGCTACCAAACCTTCTTCCTCGACTCGATCACGCAGTTGTCCCGCCAGTGCTTCGCGTGGTGCAAGACGCAGCCGGGTGCCGTCAGCGACCGCTCTGGCAAGCCCGACCTGCGCGCAGCCTATGGCCTGCTCGGGCAGGAAATGATCGCCGCGCTGACGCACCTGCAGCACGCCCGGGGCAAGAACGTGGTGTTCGTGGCGATCCTCGACGAACGGCTCGATGACTACAACCGCAAGGTGTTCGTGCCGCAGATCGAAGGCAGCAAAACCAGCCTGGAGCTGCCCGGCATCGTCGACGAGGTCGTAACGCTGGCCGAGATCAAGGCCGAGGACGGCAGTTCCTATCGCGCCTTCGTCACGCACACCGTCAATCCCTACGGCTTTCCGGCCAAGGACCGCAGCGGTCGGCTCGACCTGCTGGAGCCGCCCAACTTGCGCGCGCTCATCAACAAGTGCGCCGGCACACCCACCGCGCCGGCCAGCGCCGCCACCCCCGCACACATCGAATCTCAGGAGTGATCGCAATGACCGCATGGAACGACTTCAACGACGCCGACGCCCAGCAATCCGGCTTCGATCTGATCCCCAGGGGCAGCATTGTCCCGGTGCGCATGACCCTCAAGCCCGGTGGCTATGACGACCCGTCGCAGGGCTGGGGCGGCGGCTACGCCACCGAGTCCTTCGAGACCGGCTCGATCTACCTTGCCGCCGAATTCGTGGTCACCGCGGGTGAGCACGCCAAACGCAAGATGTGGTCGAACATCGGCCTGCACTCCAAGAAGGGGCCGACCTGGGGCCAGATGGGGCGCAGCTTCATCCGCGCGGCGCTCAACAGCGCCCGCAACGTCCACCCGCAGGACAACAGCCCCCAGGCAGCCGCCGCACGGCGCATCCAGGGCTTCCATGAACTGGATGGACTGGAGTTCCTGGTCCGCGTCGACATCGAGAAGGACGGTAAGGGCCAGGACCGCAACGTGGTCAAGGTCGTGGTCGAACCCGACCACCCCGACTATGCCAGGTTGATGGGTGTGCCGCCCAAGGCCTCGGGCGGCGGCACTTCCGGTGCGCCGGCGCAAGCAGCGCCCGCCTACCAGGCAGCGGCTGCGCAACGCACACCCGTGACGGGCAAGCCGTCGTGGGCGCAGTGAGGGAGCCGCCATGGATACCGTTGTGCGCCTGAGAGCAGCCGGGTTTCCGCTGTGCTTTTCCAGCGCGTCGCAGTACCGGAGTTGGAAAGCCTCAGCCCAGCAGGTCAAGCCTGGTGACAGTAAGTACTGCGCGGACTGCACCCCCGCGTATCAGGGCGACATGATTCGCCAGGGTCGCTGTGCTTATCCCGGCACGACGTTTCACGTGACCGCCGATGGGTTTCTGGAAGGTGTGCGCCCGGGGTGTCGCCTCCCGAATCGCAAGAAGGAGGTGGCGTGAAATGCTGGGTCTGCAAACGCCAGGCCCGGGGCTACGGCCACACCGACAACCGCCACGGTGTGGGCGATCCCCGGCGCTATCCCATCGACTGGGTGTTCTGCTCGCGCCGCTGTCAGGACGCATTTCACGCGCTGTACGGCAACTGGCAGCGGGCCAAGGACGGCCGCATCGACAGGACGGAGGTCGCCATGATCGATCCGTCTGATGTCGAACTGGCTGCCATGCGTCAGTGCCTCAAGGCCTTCGGCGAGGCGGCGGGCGAGATCGGTTTTGCCAAACCGCTGGGCGATTACTCCGAAGCAGAGGCCCTGCGGGTGATTGATGCGATCGTCACCTGCTGGTCAGACGCGATGGTGGCTCACCATGAGGCCACCAAGTTCCCGCCCGTGCGGGGCTTGCCGCCCACGCCCGATCCGCTGGCACCGGATGCCGCCAATCCCTTCGCGGATCTGGAGGACGACCTGCCGTGGGAAGAGCCGAAGGGGAAAAAGCCATGATGGACTTCAATTCCTCATCGAGCCTCTCCGGCCAGGTCACCGCCTTGATCGACGCAGGGATGCAGCAGGCCCGCGCCCGCCAGTCTGAGCGCCAGTACCTCGGGGCCTCGCGCCTCGGGGTGGCCTGCGAGCGCGCGCTGCAGTTCGAGTACGCCAAGGCGCCCATCGACCACGGGCGGGACATTCAGGGCCGGATGCTGCGCATCTTCGAGCGTGGCCATGTCATGGAGGACTGCATGGTCGCGTGGCTGCGGGACGCGGGCTTTGACCTGCGCACCCGCAAGGCTGATGGCGAGCAGTTTGGTTTCTCGGTCGCAGAAGGCCGCCTGCAGGGCCACATCGACGGCGTCATCGTCGGCGGCCCCGAGGGCTTCGCCTATCCCGCGCTCTGGGAGTGCAAGTGCCTGGGCCACAAGTCCTGGAGCGATCTGGACAAGAAGGGCCTGACTCTCTCCAAGCCCATCTACGCCGCGCAAGTAGCGATTTACCAAGCCTATCTCGAACTGCACGAGCACCCGGCGATCTTCACGGCGCTCAACGCCGACACGATGGAGATCTACACCGAGCTCGTGCCCTTTGATGCGGCGCTGGCCCAGCGCATGTCGGATCGGGCAGTGAAGGTCATCACGGCGACCGAGGCGGGCGAGCTTCTGCCACGCGCCTTCCACGACCCGACCCACTTCGAATGCCGGATGTGCGCCTGTCAAGACCGCTGCTGGAGGATGACATGAGCAAGGACAAGCAATTCATCGGCGATGTCGAACCGATGATCGACGCCAAGCAGGCCGCTGCCGCGCTGCGACTGCCGTACTACTGGTTCGCCGACCCGCAGATGCGCAGCAAGTACCGGATTCCGCACTATCTGATGGGCGGTCTGGTGCGCTATCGCCGGTCTGAACTGTCTGCGTGGGCGGCTCACTGTGCGGCTGCGCAAGGCCGCGTCACAGACTATGCGGATGCCGATGTCAAGGAGTCCGAGTGATGCTGGACTTCAACGACATCGCGCCACTGGCCAATCACACACCGCGCATCATCAGCGAGGCCGAACGCGAAGAACTGCGCGCCGAACTGCTCGCGCGTCTTGAATCCGTTCTGATCACCTTGTTTCCGGCGGGCAAGAAGCGCCGGGGCAAGTTCCTGATCGGTGACGTGCTGGGCAGCCCCGGCGACAGCCTCGAGGTGGTGCTCGAGGGCGAGAAGGCCGGGCTGTGGACGGATCGCGCCACCGGCGACGGCGGCGACGTCTATGCATTGATCGCCGCGCACTTCGGCATCGACGTGCTGGGCGACTTCCCACGCGTGCTCGACGCCGCCGCCGATCTGCTCGGGCGCTCCCGATCCGCACCGGTGCGCAAGGCCAACAAGAAGGCCATGCCGGTCGACGAACTCGGCCCCGCCACCGCGAAGTGGGACTATCTCGACGCCCAAGGCCATCTCATCGCTGTCGTTTACCGCTACGACCCGCCCGGGCAGAAGAAGCAGTTCCGCCCGTGGGATGCGAAGCGGCGCAAGATGGCACCACCCGATCCACGTCCGCTGTACAACCAGCCAGGTCTGGTCAGCGCCGCGCAGGTGGTGCTGGTCGAGGGCGAGAAGTGTGCGCAGGCGCTGATCGACGCAGGAGTTGTGGCCACCACGGCCATGCACGGCGCGAACGCGCCAGTGGACAAGACCGACTGGTCGCCACTGGCGGGCAAAGCCGTGCTGATCTGGCCTGACCGCGACAAGCCGGGCTGGGAGTACGCAGCCCAAGCGGCGCAGGCCGTACTGACTGCAGGCGCGAAGTCCTGCCACATCCTGTATCCGCCCGAGGATGCGCCGGAAGGCTGGGATGCGGCGGACGCCATCGCCGAAGGCTTTGATGTCGCCACCTTCCTGACCCACGGCCCGCGCCTGCAGATGCACGACGTGGCCGATGCCGATGAGCCGGTGGTCGGCAGCGACGAGCCCGTCTGGGGCACCGAAGATGCGCTGGCGCTGGCCTTCACCCGGCGCTACCACCGCGATTGGCGCTACGTTGCCGCGTGGGGGCGCTGGCTGGTGTGGGATGGTCAACGCTGGCGCACCGAGGACACGCTGGCGGCCACCGACCTGATCCGCAGCGTCTGCCGCCAGATGGCCGTACGCGCCGACAACCCCAAGGTCGCGGCAAAGCTCGCCAGCGCCGGAACGGTTGGCGGCGTCGAACGCTTGGCGCGCGCCGACCGCAGGCATGCGGCCACCACGGACGAGTGGGATGCCGATCCGTGGCTGCTCAACACTCCCGGTGGCGTGGTCGATCTCAAGACAGGTCGCAAACGCCCGAATGAACGCGCCTGTCGGGTCCCGGGTGATTGACCACCCGCTTGGCAAATAGATCCGGATGGGATGTCTGCCACTTCTTCAAGGCCTGGATCGGCGTACTCAGGTCCAGCGCGCGCTGCGGCAGATGCTCGTTGTAA